TTGATGCTACCAATCAAATGGATGATCCAGAATGGCAGAAGTATTTGTCTTACAAACCCACTAGCATACACTCATCCCAAGAAGAGATTCAACAATCTTTTGATGAGGTAACAAAACCACATTGGATCTGTTCCATGTGTCCTCGCAACCCTGTATGGTTCACCGCAACTAAACAGTTGGATGCAAAATTGAAAAAAAATGTCGCAATGCACGATGAAGCAACCTATGACACCGTTTGATACTTACAAAGAGTATCTGGCGTATAAAAATCATTTCTCAAAAGAGAAGTATGATTACTTTAGGTATGCTGGTAAGTCTAAAGCAAGTCTTGACTCTTTCTACAAGAGAAAGGATAGGTACTTCTTTGAGAAAACCTCAAGAAAATATAAAGATGAAGACATCAGGAACTTTTTCCTTTCTAACTTCATCAGTACTGACAACCCATCAGGTATGTGGATTGGTAACATCATCCGTGGGGGTGAAGGTATCTTCAAAGAATGGCAGCGTCGGCAACAAAGTTTGTTCTACAACTTCAAGGGTACGAACAAAATTATGATGGAGCAGTATGGTCTACAAGCATTCCTTGAACCATCAGATGGTCACCCACCATTGCTCAAAGAATATCTAGCAGGTAATCTAAGTATTGAGGATGTAGTTATCTATGAACAACTGTTTGGATACTGCAAAGACTATGATAAAAAATTAGATGATCCTGTGTGGCATATCATTGGTATGAAAATTCGCAAGTACCTTCCCTTCCTAAATATCGACAAGGAAAAATACAAAGATCAGGTAATCTCTGAACTAAATGAGTAATTTCTTTGAAAGCGAAAATGTAAGTCGTGAGATGACTGAAATCTACGAGTTGCAAAAAGAATTGTATGATGTCATACAAAAGTTTCCATACATGAGTCAAGATGCAAAGTGGGAACATATCGAGACATTGAAAGAACTATTAGAGAAGCAGCAGATAATGTGGACAAGGATGTCATTGTCTGATGATCCTGAAGCGATTGAAATGAAAGAAAAACTTGTTGAAGCGTCGAAAGAAATGGGATTTGGTAACGCTGATATGGGTACCATCTTTCGCAACATGCATAATGTCTTAGATAATATGCAAACCCAACTAAAAAAATGATCCGATATGGATCTCCACTCAGAGTCTCGCGATGAATTTGACAGTGATTGGTACGCCACTTTTGCGATGCCTATCGAAGAAATTCGATTACTATATGATCATGTCTGTTACGCGATAAAGACTTGGCCTGGATCACCTGCTCGTCCACCAGAGGAGCAGGAGTTTTTGCTTGATCTCAAAATAAGACTATCTGCCGCGTTGATGCAGCATTCTTTTGACATGTTGGATCTGGAGTGATACAATGCACTTGTATCATGTATTCTCGATTCTGATGTCTAAGAGATTCAACGAACTGAGCAACGTAAAGACACGTCCAGATCTTGTTCCTCAAACAACAACTACTACTGAGACACCTAAACCTAGTGGTTTACTGAACAATAAGCATCTCGCATTTGATGCTAGCGGCAAAGTGGTCAACCCACGTGAACTGAAAGTGGATCAAGATCGTAAGCGTATTACTGGGATTGCTGCCGTTGGATTGATGTTTGTTGTCTTTGGTCAGGTCTACCTGGGATCTGCTATCAACAGTATGTCTAGAAGCATTGACCGTCTTGCTAACACCTCCTTGACAGGGGATAAATAAACTGCTATATTATGTGAGCGGTGACAATCCAAACAATCCACCGAATATACAAAATCTTATGTCTTTCGCAGACCTCAAGAAACAATCTAAACTTGGCAGTTTGACTTCCAAACTGACCAAAGAGATTGAAAAAATGAATACTACTGGTTCCAATAATGCCGATGATCGTCTTTGGAAACTGGAAGTTGATAAAGCAGGTAACGGTTATGCTGTAATCCGTTTCCTCCCTGCACCTAATGGGGAAGAACTTCCTTGGGCAAAGGTGTGGTCCCATGCTTTCCAAGGTCCTGGAGGTTGGTACATTGAGAACTCTTTGACCACCATGGGCAAGAAAGATCCTGTCTCTGAATACAATCGACTGCTATGGAACAGTGGCACTGACTCAGACAAGGATCTTGCTCGTAAGCAGAAGCGTAAACTCAGTTACACTGCTAACATCTACGTTGTAAAGGACCCTGCTAATCCTCACAACGAAGGCAAAGTCTTCCTGTACAAGTTCGGTAAGAAGATTTTTGACAAACTTTCTGCTGCTATGCAACCTGAGTTTGAGGACGAGGAAGCAATTGATCCCTTTGATTTCTGGGGTGGTGCTCACTTCAAACTGAAAGCAAAGAACGTTGCAGGTTATCGTAACTACGATTCCTCTGAGTTTGCTGCACCTTCTCCTCTTCTAGATGACGATGATGCATTGGAAGCACTGTGGAAAAAGCAATATTCTCTGCAAGAGTTTACTAATGCAGATCAGTTCAAGCCTTATGAAGAACTTGAAACTCGTCTTCACGCAGTTCTGAACAATGCACGTCCTCCACGTGTGAATCCAGAAACTTTTGATGAGGAGCAGGAGATTACTACAAGTAAGAATCCTGAACCAGAGTTGAAAGCAAAAGTAGCCGATGTACAATCTTCGACTACAGATGATAGTGATGATGCTCTATCATATTTCCAACGTCTTGCTGATGCTTGATGCAAACATTCAGTTTTACTGAATTGATTGGAGTCTGGGAAGGGGATAAACTCCCCATCCTGGACTTTTCTCTTAGAGAAATCTATCAGATACGGGATGATGATCCTGAAACTGATGGGTTTTCTAATGTGGATGGATGGCAGAAACTGATGAACAATAAAGACACACTCCAGCATTTGAAGTTGTTGATTCATCAGAAAGCGTTAGAGTATTGTAATTTGCATGAAAAAGTAAATGATTTGGAGTACACTTCTTTCTTTGCAAATATCAACGGTCGTGGTGCGTCAAACTGTATGCATCATCATAATTATGGAGAAATCAGTGGGGTTTTTTGGTTGAAAGCACCTAGGAAGTCGGGAGATTTGATTATTATGAACCCATATCCTCAACAGCATTGGAATACAGCACTCAAACCCAATACTGATAGAAATGCTCTTGTATTGACCCCCAAGGCAAACCATGGGGTATTTTTCAACAGTAACCTAGTTCATTATGTGGACGTGAATAGATCTGATAAGGACCGGGTATCTGTAGGATTTCATCTTCATATTGTGAACTGAAATCAACTTTTTATTTGCAAAAAGGGGCAAAAAAACCTCCAGTCATTTTTTGCCTCTATAGATTTTTATGGCATACAAAAACATTATCATCATCGAAAAAAATATTGATGTAAAACCGTTTTTGGATGAAATAAATCCAGAACACTGGGATTGGGTTTCAAAGCAAACTAAAACAAAAATTGGTGGTGACAAAAACCCATATGGGTTCTTACCTCTTGTTTGGGCACAAGTTATGAAAGGTGAGGATCCTCATGACGCCATGGGACAAGCAAAAACCCCATTATACGACTTATATCCAACAGTGCAAGAATTTTGGGAGAAGCACAATATTACTAAAACAGGCAGAGCAGCATTTTTTCGATTATTGCCTGGAGGCACTGTAAGTGAACATATTGACAGAGGAGAGTATTATAAGAAAAAGGATAGATATCATTTATCTCTACAAGGAACTTATTTGTATAGAGTCGGTGACGAGCAAATGTTAGTGCCACCAGGAACTTTTTTCTGGTTTCACAATAAATTACCCCACGCTGCAAAGAACGTGGGGACTGTTGATAGGTATTCTTTAGTTTGGGATGTTCCTCATAGTCCCAATAATCCTCAGCACTTAGCGAGGACTTGCAATACGTAAATTATCGCCTTTTTTGAGTTTACGATTGACAAATTGACTAGAATCAGTATATGTCAAAATTGCTCGCATGTCTTCTTTGATAAGACCAATATACTGTGGAAGAAGAGCAAAAATTTCACGTTTTTTGTCATTTTTCTTCTCTTCATACTCTAAGTTTGAAACGGACACACATCCAGTTTCTGTGTAATTTAGACCATTCTCAGAGTAGATAAAAGTATGGTTTGCATCACAACTTATGCCAGCAGTTTGAATTATGATGTTCTGAGAGTTTCTGCGTTCAATAGTTTCATAGTGATGAATATTGTTTAGATTTTCTGGACCACCATACTTATTGTCAAGGTATCGTTTGAAATCATACCCATTCATAGGCCACTCATCCCTAACATTGATAATGTTGTTGGATAAAAGAACAATCCAATCAAGAGTAGGATCTCCATATAATGTATTTGCTACATTATCTGGGCGATCATCTCCTGCGACAACAAATTTTCTAAATGATGTAAGACTTCCATAGATATCATCACGAATTTTACCTCGTTTGAAGATATTTGTTGTTTCAACATAGTCAAAACTAGATGACCTGTTATCTGAGAATGAAGGTAGTAAAACCTTGGGGAAATTTGTAAAATAAGGCATTAGAATCCGATGTCCTCCTCATTGATTTTATTATTGCCCATAAGAGGACCTTTTGTATCAGATGTATCTCTTGAAGCATCAGAAGTACCGAACAGTTTTTTCTTACCTCCTGCTCCAACTCCAGTGTAATCTTCGCGGAACAGAGGAGTCAACTCAGTAAATGATAAGATCATTTGAGATCTTACTGGTTGTGAACCTGCAAGTTGATCATGATATGTTTGATAAACACCTTGATCAGTAAAATTGATTGCACATTGAGTCAATGCACATATTTTATGAATAGGAAGACTTCTAATTCTAGTGTCTCCATTGAAGTAAGAAATTCTAAAAACATCTGGAGATCCTAAGAAGAGAGTATCCTTCATCTCTTGACCTGGACCGAAAGTATTTGCTTGTGGCAACATACCTTCCCTAAAAAATCGTTGAATTTTTCGAGACGCACTTGCATCTTCTTCGCCGTTAGGTGCAAAATCAAATCGGAAAGCAAAATTCCTCAATTTAGGACCAGAGAATAGTAGTTCTAAATTAGGGTTCAATGTTTGACCAGTTTCTCTAGTAATAAACTGTGCTGGATCAACGTTGATATTTACTTTGGAAAGAGCAAATTTAGCGATAGCAGCAGAGAGTGCTGTTTCGGCATTTCCGCCTCCCGTTGATGCCTTTGATATAGCACTAAGAGCTCCGAGACCCCCTTTTACTGCATTTATCATTACGCCTAAGGCACTTCCCCCTGAGGCAGCAATTTCCTTTTTTGCTTGAAAGAACGCTGCTGCTTCAAGAGGGTTGGCATTGGCACCGCCCCAATCAACACCATTACTAACATTCAAATCATTTGGAATTGGTAGTTTGACAACACCAACAAATGTTTTCAAATTGGTGCCTCTTTTCATACCTCCATTTATGACACTAGCTATGTTATTCTGGTCTGGATCTGCTTGAGGAGGACTATATTGAAATCTTTCAATTCTAATATAATCATTGCCTGGTGTTATACCATCGTCTGAACTATTGCTGTATAGAGCATCTACTGGGTATGAAAGATTTATAATTTTTGCAGGTGCGCTTTCGATTACCTCAGTATCATCGGCATCTTCTGGTTCTGTTATCTGATCTAACAGTTTCTCTGTTGTCTTCGCATTCAGACTGACAGGAGTACCAGAAGCTGCCAAGTTGGGAAACTTTTTCAAAAGTTCTTCATTATATTGATGACCGGGGATATTTCCTGCAAATCTTTTTAGATTGTCTATAGGTCTTCCTGTTGCGTCTAATTGTAGTAATTCTCCTAAACCAACCTTATCTAATGCTTGTTTGAGTGCAGGTATATTTTTTTGTTCATCAGATGCCTGTGCCATACTATCAATGGCTCTAATATATCCCAGTGATACCTCAGCAGTGTTTATGAGAGATCCAAACTCTGAGGAATTTTTGCCTAAATTTTTGTTGTCAGTAATATTTTGCATAGACAATATAGATCCAAAATCGTCGCGT